CAAAACAAAAGCAAGTGTTGTATCTGGTGCTGTTTCAGTAGCAGTCCACAAATCGCCATATAGGCTGTTTGGTGTTGCTCCTGCGTCATTTAAGAAAGTTAAATCTAAAGTGACGTTTGAGTCAATGTACTTGTAGGCTTTGCCTGCAAGGGTGTCAAAAGTTAAACGCTCGGTATCAAAGTTGATAGCAGAATCTAAAATTTGTTCTGAGTAAGTTTTGCCGCCAACGCTGAGTGATAATTGACGACCACTTAAAACTGTTGTTGCCATTTGTTGCCTTCCTTAGCCTGTGTAGGCTGTTTGTAGTTGTATTTCAGCAGTAAGCATGTCTGTGCTGTTTGTCTGCCTAATTCTCGGACTTGATACTGACAGTATAATCCAATTTGTCGGTATAAGTGCCAAGATTGTTTCTATATCATCTTCCAAGTTTGTTAATGCGCTTGGGTTTGAATACGTAGTGCTGACTACTTCTAAAGTAAGTCGTACGTACCAATTCTTGTTATTACCTATAACTATTGGTTCTAGGTATGGGTCTCCAGCCAAAATAAGAGCTGCTGGTGGAATAATAATTTCTGGCACATGATCATAAGCCGTAAACTTTGTGTTATCTGTTATTGCTGTTTTAAGCCCTGCACGTAGCGTACTAAGAGCCATAATTAACCTACTTGACTATTAGAGTCAATGTATTTGCTAATTAAACCTGTTATTTTGTACAAAAGTGTGCGACCCATGCGATATGGGGCTGGTGTGTAATCAAGGGCTTGTTGTGTGCCACCTGCAGCTAATCTTGATTGAAATACGTCTACAGCAATTTGTAATACGGCTTCTTCTACAGCATCTATGCCGTTATATTGTGATAAATCGTTTTCTGCGGCAATTCCGTTAGGTATTGTGTTATACCAATCTGTGTGAACTGGTGCACCTGTTGTTGTGATTCTAAAAATGTATGGGTCTACTATTTCTGAAATTGTTTTGTTGCCGTTTACGTGTGCTTCTGCGCCAGATATAGCAACTGTTGCACCTTCGTGAAATTTGTGTGGTCTTGTTGTGTGAATAGTTGTTTCTGTTGTTGTTGCTGAATAATGTTTGTCAATTCCAACTTTCCATTGAATAAGAAAGTCACCGATTGCGTCTTCTGAGGTTTCAATTATTGAATCAAGTTGTGCATCTGAGTAAAGGGCAACAGGAACGCCAAGTACAGCTCTTAACTCACTAGCTGTTACTAATACTGGCATTTTGTTTCCTTTCTAGGGGTGTGGGTGGCACAGGGGCGAACCACCCACACGTTTAGAGACTAGTTCTTGTTGAAGTGGCAAGAACCGTTTGCGACCTTGACAGCTAATGCGCCGTAACCGTAGTAGGCAACATCAACTTGTCCTGTGCTGATTACGTTTGTACGTAGTTGTGCACGTGGGCTTTCGTACCATGTGTATGACTCTGGGTTGATTACAAACATAGAACCGTCACCTGTGGTGTAGGTCAATGCTGATAATGAACGAGATACATATAGGTCTAATCCTGCTACGTTTCCACGTAGAGAAGTAGGTGTTACTGATCCACCTGCGTTGCTTGGTTGTGAAGCATTGTAGATAGGACGTCCACCGTCGTTGTAACCCATGATGTTACCCCATTGTTCTGGAGAAACAACTAAGTTACGTGCAAAGCCAAGTGAATCTGCGTAAACTTCGCTTGCTGCTTGTGCAACATAGCCAAGTAATCCTGCAGCTGTGTTGTCTTGTGCAGTTGGTGCAATTTGACCACTTGAGATGATCAAGTTTGCTACGTATTTGTCAGTTTCTTTTGCGTATGCAAATTCCATTTGGCGAACAAGTTCGTCAAAGAATAGTGGTGAAGAACGATCTAGTAATTCTACTGAGAAAGTTTGTTGTCCTGCAAATTTCTTTACTGATACTGACAAGAATGAGTTTGTCATATCGGTTTCTGAAATTGCTGCACCTTCTGATGCTTCTGCAACTGTTGGAACTGCTGTAATTTTTGGAATTTCAAAAGTCATACCTGCGTTTGGCAAAGTACCTCTTGAGATTGCGTCAATTGCGCCACGTTCTGCGTTGCTTAATGGGTTGATAACTTCAGCTAGTTGTGGTGTTGGAATTAAACCAGCGTTGTTTGAAGTTGTGTCGGCTGCCATAACATATTGGCGGCTGTCTTCGTTACCTAGTGCAGCTCTGATTGAGTGTTCTAAGTATGAAGCCTTTGAAACAATTGGGCTTCTTGGTGCTGTGAAAATTGCTGGCATAACTTTGCGTTCTGCAGCAGCTTCTACAGCAGGAGCAGCTACTTCTTTAGCTACTTCTTCTACTACTTCTGGAGTTACTTCGTTTGACACGATAGTTTGCTCACTTTCTTGTTGTTGTTCTGATTCGCTTGCTGCGACATCAGTTATTTGTGCATATTCGCCAAATGCAGGGAATGTGACGTGTGAAACTTCTTTTAAAGTTGCTTCATTAACGATTACTTGTTCACCTTTGGTGATGTAGTCGTCAATCATTGCGCCTACGCTAAATCCAGTTCTTAAACCTTCTTGTGCTTCGGCTAATGCGTCGTCTCCTGCGTTTGTTCTTGCGATTTTGAATGTTCCGACAATTCCTTTGTCGTCTTCTTCATATCTTGATAATTTACCTATTGGTCTGGTCATATCATGTTCGGTAAAAAGTTTGATACCTTCACCAATCTTTAATGAGCCAGCGCTAAAAACAACGTCGCCCATATTTGTATGTCCTACTTGACCAAAAGGAACAATAACGCCTGTCAATTCACGTTTTGATGAATTAGCTGCGATAATGTCGGTTGAGAATTTAATAAAGTTATCCATTTATCAAATCTTCCCTTTCTCTTGCTTCCTCTATTGTCATTACACCTAAAGGAATAAGTTTGCTGTAAATATCTGCGCGTTCTTGTGCGCTTGGTGAATAAAATTCTTCTAAATCGTATTTAACAATAGATCCACGTGGTGTTATGTCAATATCTGACAATCTTTGTGTAATTGCTGTCATCAAAGGACGTAATGATAAATCTATTAGGCTTCTGCGTTCTGCTGTGACGTTTGAGTATGTCATTGAGCCTGCTGCGTTGCCACCGACGTAATATTCTGGGATATTACAAGCCCTTGCTATTTCGGAAGCCATGTATTGACGTGCTGCGTTTAGCGTTAATTGTTCTGGGCTAAAACCTATGCTTTGAAAATCGATTGTGTCGTTTACAAAAGCTGTTCCACGTGTGTTGCGTGCTTCTTTCCAAGAATTTAGAAGGGCTGTAACTCTTTCTGCTGGCATTGGCAAGTTTGATTTAAGAACAACGTTTGGTGTTGGTTCATCTGCAAATCTTTTAACGGCTTTTTCTAAAGCAAATGCTGTTTGTATAGTTGTGCCTGCTCTTACAAGTAAACCTTCGTCATAACCTGTAAAAGGTATTAAAGAACCTAATCCATAATTAGGAACACGTACGCCGTCTACTGAATAACCTGTTACGTTATAACCTTGGTTGCTATTTAAGCCAGTAAAATCTAATTCTCTTGTAACTCTTGATACTGAAATCCATTCAGCACTTAAAGGTCTGTTATCTGCACCAAGTTCCATAATTCTTAAATAACCTTGACCTGTAAATAACAAATCTTCTGCTAAAAATGTATATACAGCTTGTGCTGTCATGCGTGGATCAGGTTGTCTAATAAACGGTGGGGTTGGAACTCGTGAGTTGTTTGATTCGCGTCTTACTTCTAGTGGTAATGATCCGATTGTGGCGCACATAATGTTTCTAGCTCTTGCAACTGCTGGTACTTGCATAGCTTGTGCTCTGGTTATTGAAGTTGTGCCAAAGAAATCAAATGGTTGGGCTACGGCTTGATAATTGTAAGGCGCTACTGCTGCATCTACTTTGTTTACGTCCTCATTTGGTGTGACACCAAGAAGATTTTGAAAGAAGCCCATAACTTCTAATTCTTTACCAAATCGTTATGTAAGTCAAGCACCTAAGCAACTACAATGTCTTGGTTTTGTGACCTTGAGCCGTACTGTTCTGCTTTGCCTACTGCAAGAATCATTGAAATAGCAGCTGTTGAAGGTTTACGTCTCATTACATACCATGCACCTGTGTCATTTGATTTCTTTATGCAACTATTAACACTTGCTGATAGTTCTGGTTGGTTTGAATGAGCAAGTCGACCACCTGACATAGCACTTAGCACTTGGTCGCAATTTGTGTAATAGTCTGAGCCTTTGATTACGTTTGCGTTTATGCCTGCTTGTTTAAGTTTGGCTACTACTGAGTCACCTGTGAACCTGTTTGCTATGACTTCTTCTGCGTTGTAATGTTTTGCCCATTCGGCGATACGTCCAGCAATAAATAAATCATCTATTGGACTGTCTTGGTCTTGGTATTCCATTAAACCTACAGCTATAGATTTGTCTTCTAGTATTTGTGATCCTGTTAATGCCCATGAGTTACGTTCTGGACTTATTTCAACACCAAGCCAAGTGGGTCTGTCGGGCTTGAGTGCTAGGTTTGGTTGCATACAAGAATTCCATGCACCTTGTTCCCATGCTGAGTTCATTGTTTCTACCCATTGGCATAAAACTTCTGTTTGAAATATCTCGGGTGGGTCACTTAGTCTGGCTTTGATTGCATCAACACTTATTGTTCTTCCTAGTGCTGGGTTTGCTTCTTTCCAACCTTCAATGTCACTTAGTTTTCTGTGTGGTGATGCTGACCATTCCATGAAACACAATGGGTCGTCTAAATTCTTTTCTATTTTGTCTAATGCTCGTTGTCTCATGGCGTTTAGCACTATTGAGTAATGGTCGCCTGCGTTACTGATTCCCCAAAACTGCGAGTTAGGTCTGGCGTTCATAGTAAAAACAAGAGCTGAGTAAGCGTCATAGGTTTTTTGTTGTCTAAGCTCATCAAGTATCACAAGATCTGAAGATAAACCTCTTGCACCACCTGAGTTAGATGCTACGATTTTGTAACGCATGCCATTTTTAAGCATTACTTCTTCTCGACCATTAGCTCGTGTTACGTGTTTAACTTTTTTGCGTAACCAGTCATAGTTATCTATTACTTCTACAACTTTCTTAAAAGTCTCTAACGATAAATCTCTAGTTTGAGCTGAGGCTATTTGTAATTCTTCGTCCCAAAGATAAAGCCCTGCCAAGATTCTCATTCTCAGTAAATGTGTTTTACCATTTTGCCGGGCGGCTATTGCTAGCACGTTTTTGTAAGCCCAAGTTCCGTCAGGTTTAATCTTTGACGCTTCGTTAATCAGATACTCTTGCCATTCCAGTAAAGGCATGTCAATTTGTCGCGCAAACTCTGCGACCTCGTTGCCCCTAGTTGGGAGAGTCTGTGGAGTGGTCTGAATTCTCGGGTGTGAGTTTCCTAAGATCGTCAAGTGGGTCTTCACCTACTTCAAGCTCTGGTTTTTCTTTACGACCAAACAAGCTGAGACCATACTTGTCTAACCCTGACTGTAACTGGGATAAGTATTTAATTTCTTCCATAGGTTTTAGCAAACCTGAGTCCAGAACACCTGCAATTGTGAACAAAGCTGCAATACCAGCAAGATCAAGTTCAGTAATGAAGCCCTGACGTTGTGCTTCTTCAGTTGCCTTATCAAGTGCTGGCAATATGCGTTGTTTTTCTTCTCTTAAGCCCATTTACATTTCCTTTGGTTGTTCAAACGGACTTTTAAGACCTTTTGGGGAGAAAAACAT